GCGCGGTCTGGTCGAGAGGCCCTCCAGGGCGGCCGGCTCGCGCGGTCTGGTCGAGAGGCCCTCCAGGGCGGCCGGCTCGCGCGGTCTGATCGAGAGGCCCTTCAGGGCGGCCGGCTCGCGCGGTCTGGTCGAGAGGCCCTCCAGGGCGGCCGGCTCGCGCGGTCTGGTCGAGAGGCCCTCCAGGGCGGCCGGCTCGCGCGGTCTGGTCGAGAGGCCCTCCAGAGCGGCCGGCTCGCGCGGTCTGATCGAGAGGCCCTCCAGGGCGGCCGGCTCGCGCGGTCTGATCGAGAGCCCATCCAGGGCGGCCGGCTCGCGCGGTCTGATCGTCATGGTTTTCCCCTATGTTCGCGCATGAAACCGCCCGCGGGGAAAAATCCCGCGGGCGGTTTTCTAGCGGTCGGAAACTATTTCAGCAGCGCGACAAGATTTCCGCGGGCGGGGGGGAAAACAAACCGCTGCGAGAATTCTTTGCCCCCGAATTGAAATCCACGAGCAAACCCAGATTTTCTAGCGGCTTCCTTAACAGAGTTTGACTGCGATTTAAGCCGCAAACAAACCGCCACACCGCGGCCGTCGAATTCGGGGGTACGGGGGTCGGCAATGTCCCCATCGACCGCGGGAACGGTGATTTCCTCCCCAGTCGGCCCGGTGAACGTAACGGTCTCCGGCAGTGTGCCATACCGTTTTGAACTCCCCCAGTAGTAAGAATCGACGACGACGACGACGTTCGCGCCACCGCGTAGAAATTCTGCGACGTCAAGGAATGTAGAGTTCTCGTTTACGGAATAGCAGACATGGTAATTCTCGGGAAATTTCCCCGCGATATAGTCTCGGATGCGCTGCCTGACTTTCGAATAATCGTAGGCTGTAGTGCGGGGGTGGCGTCGAGCGATTTCAGGGCCATAGTCTAAATCGCTCGCGGCATTTGGCCGAACAAATGAGCGAGCCCCGATAGCATCGGCCGCGGCTTCCTGCGCTGCAATTTCCTTGTCGAGCCGTGACCAGAAAACATCCGGCGAAAATCGGTAGAGCATAGTTCGAGCAACAGCCGCCCCCCGCACTACGGCCGTCACGGTGCGACCGGCAAACCACAAGACACAAGCCGCAATACAGCCCGCGGTGGCAGCGGGGCACACGTTCAAAACGCCTGAGCGTTTTGCGGGGGCCATAGATATTCCAGAATTCACAATCGGCACCCCTGCCGGAGTTTTTTCTATCTTGGAATTACTAGAAAGAATGCTGGAGACTCGGGAATTCCAGTCGATGCGGGCGGGATTTGTAGTGCGGCGGGCTGTTTTGGCGATCATTGTTTGTACCCTTATTCCGTGAAGAAACCGTGCGGCCAACAATCGGCCGAACGGATTTAAGATAGCAGATAGGCCGACCGCGTCAAGTCTATTGTCGGCACCATAAAAATCGGCGAACACTGTTCGTTTCTGAAATAAAAATGCCGGAAGGACATTTAGTTTGTGAGAATTAAGGGCGGCCGGCTCGCGCGGTCTGATCGAGACGCCCTCCAGGGCGGCCGGCTCGTGCGGTCTGGTCGAGAGGGGCACCCCCGTTAAACCTACCACCGGATGGGGGGCCACTAGTGGGGGGGTCGCACAAGGCAGACCGCATGTCCTAAGAGGAGCACGCGGTCGGCAGTGTGGGTAAAACGCTGGCAATCGCCATGCAGGCGATTGCTCGAGTAAGTCGGGCGTGGTAGCCTGGGCTTCGTGCCGACCGCCGATCTGGTCAAACACGGCACACAGGCATGCGCAGGATGCGGCTGCAACGTCCCCCAGAAGGTCGGTGTGGCGGGGCGCGTTCGCAGGCGATGCGACGACTGCAACCCGAAGCGGCTTCGCAAAGCGACCGCGTTTTTCTGCAAGTCATGCGGAGGGTTGGTTCAACAAACGGCAGGCAAAGGCCGTGCGCAACTCTATTGCTCGAACTCCTGCCGAAGATCGCGTGATCGCAAACGTGACTCAAGCAGGCTTGTTTGTTGCCAGAGGTGCGGCGAAAACTTTGCGGGATACAAGGGCAAACAGTTTTGCAGTAGTCGATGCCGTCGTGATCCGTCCGTCGCGGACGACAGGCACTGTCTGAATTGCAAGTCGCTTTTTCGGCCAAAAAAGAAAACGCAGACGTTTTGCTCTCGGGCGTGCAGGCATGAGCATGAACCCATGCGGTTCAACTGCCTGAACTGCGAAAGCCCGTTCCGAAAAAAGAAGTTCAAAAGCGGCTCTTACTCCTGTGCAACAAAGTATTGTTCTCGAGAGTGTGCATTTGAGGCCCGCCGGCTGAAGAAGAAATGCGCAAGACGCCCGTTCGACATTGCGAGAACGCTCGCTTCATGGTTTCTCTCCTGGGAAGACGACAGTCGCCCGTCGAAGAAGTCTTGCGTGGGCTGCGGCGTTGATAGGCGATGGACTAAGGACTCGCCAGAACCGCCAGACTTCTGCCCAAAATGCGAGCGGAAGAGGCAGGGCAGAAAGTGCCGCACATGCAGCGGTCTAATGCCGTGGTCGGCAACTCGCCGAGTCTGCAACAACTGCCGAGACGAAAACCAGCGAGAGTCACGACGCAAGTCAAAGAGAAAGTACGGCCGCAACCACAAGCAGCGAACGAGACGCCGAGGCGCTCCCTATACACCGATCAGAAATTCGGCGATCTATGAGCGAGATAACTGGGAGTGCCAGATATGCTGCCGCCCGCTCGAGAGAGTGTGGAAGCAACTGAAACGGGGCGACATTCCCTCGCCTCGGGCCAGGACTGTCGATCATGTGATACCTCTAGCCCAAGGCAAGGACAGCCCAGGCCACGTCTGGCACAATTTGATAGCGTGTTGCCATGAGTGCAATACTGCGAAGTGCGACAAAGACCCCACTGGCTGGCACTGCACCCTGCCGCGGTCGCCCGATCCCTTTGCACTGCCATAGGCTACCGTGGCATACTATTCAGCATGGCAAAAGGCCCAGCACCAACGCCGAAGCACATATTGGCCCTCCGAGGGTCGAAGGAAGCCAACTACCGCGAGGAGTTAGGCACGCCGATTTCGTCGCTTCCGGTGCCTCCCGAGTGGATGCGGCCTGCGGCGAAGGAGATGTTCAACCTCGTCTGCGGGTACACCCAGCGAATGGGCACGCTCGCCGAGAGCGACGTTGAGGTCATCGCCCGGTATTCAATCGTCTGGGATCGGTGGCGTGAGGCTGAGATGAACCTCGCCAAGATGGATTCGGGCTGGATCGAGGTGACCGCCCCCGACGGCTCCCTGCGGTTCAGCCGGCCAAACAAGTGGCAATCCCAGAGCAATCACTGCCATGAGCAACTCAGGCAGTTGGAGACAGTTCTCGGTCTGACCCCGGCCGACCGCACCCGCATGGGCTACCACGCGGAGAAGGTCGTGCTTGATCCGATGGATGCTCTGCTCGCAAAACGTGGTTGATATCCGCGAGTTCATCGGCCTACTCCAGCACAGTCGAGGTGACTTTGCCGGGAAGCCTTTCGTCTTAGAGAAGTGGCAGGACGAGTACCTCGACAAGCTCTTCAATACGAAGAAGCCCGACGGCCTCCGGCAATATCGCACAAGTCTGCTAGCGATAAGTCGCAAGAACGGTAAGTCGGCGATGGCCGCCGCAATCGGGCTTTATATGCTCTGCTGCGACGACGTGGGGGCCGAGGTAATCGTCGCGGCCGGCGACCGCTCGCAGGCGGCTCTGTTACATACCGCGGCGAAACAGTTCGTCGAATCATGCTCGTCGCTTGCGAAGAGGTGCAAGGTCTATAGAAACAGCATCGTCCTGCCCGAGCGGAATGCGACGATGATCTGTATCTCGAGTGAGGCCGGGACGAAGCACGGCTACAACCCGAGTTGTGTGTTGGTCGATGAATATCACGTCTTCCCCGACCGCGAGCTAGTCGATGTCCTAGAAACGGGCACCGGCTCCAGAAGCCAGCCGCTGACCCTTTACATCACGACAGCCGGCACCGACATGATGGGGCCGTGCTACAAGGACTGGCAGCGGGCCGAGAAGATTCGCGACGGCGTGCTGAAGGACGACTCATTTCTGCCGTGCATATTTGCGGCCGACCCCGACGATGACCCGTTCGTTGAATCGACTTGGAAGAAGGCGAATCCGAACTACGGAATCACGCTAAAACCTGAGTATTTCGAGCAATTCGCCCAGAAGGCGAAGGACTCGCCGGCTGACGAGATCG